AAACATGGGTACGTTGGGACGGGATTCAAGGGTGGGAATTCTGTCCAAGACCGGTATCGATGCCAAGAAGATGTTCACCGACAAGGTCGTGCCTATCAACAGTAAGTTGCCGTTCTTCTTCAAGCCGGTGATGGATGGTATGGACAAGCCGAAGACTGAATTGGCATACCGAGTACCAGCATCGAAGATCACCAAGAAGAACATGTACGATGTTTCGTTGGATGAGATTGATGGATTGGATACCACCATTGACTGGCGTAACACAGAAGAGAACTCATATGACGGGGAGAAGTTGTTGTTCTTGGCACATGACGAGAGCGCCAAGTGGGTAAAGCCTAACAACATCCTCAACAACTGGCGCGTAACCAAGACCTGTTTGCGTGTCGGTAGCAAGATTATCGGCAAGTGCATGATGGGTTCAACATCCAATGCACTGAGCAAGGGTGGTGACAACTACAAGAGACTATACGAAGATTCAAATGCAGCAATTAGAAATGCTAACGGACAGACTAAGAGTGGCTTATACAATCTGTTTATTCCGATGGAGTGGAACATGGAGGGCTTTATCGATCGATTCGGTATGCCTGTGTTTAGGACTCCTAGCAACCCGGTAAAGGGGGTTGACAACAATTGGATCAAGATTGGCGCCATTGACTATTGGGATGCGGAGGTTGCTTCGCTCAAGAACGATGCGGATTCGTTGAACGAATTCTACCGTCAGTTCCCACGCACGGAGTCACACGCATTCCGTGACGAGAGCAAGTCATCGCTCTTCAACCTTACCAAGATCTACCAACAGATTGACTACAACGACTCGCAAGTGTTGGCCCACACGGTGACACGCGGTACGTTTATGTGGAAGGATGGCATCAAGGACACCAAGGTGCTGTTCGTCCCCGACAACAGAGGCAGGTTCTTGGTGAGTTGGGTCCCCGACTCCAATATGCAGAACAGCATGATCACCCGCAATGGGATCAAGTATCCCGGCAACGAGCATCTCGGTTCGTTCGGTTGTGACTCATACGATATCTCGGCCACCGTCGATGGGCGTGGGTCTAATGGTGCGCTACATGGGCTGACCAAGTACCACATGGACAATGCTCCCACCAACGAGTTCTTCCTTGAGTACATATCGAGACCACCAACGGCGGAGATATTCTTCGAGGATGTGCTGATGGCATTGGTGTTCTATGGTATGCCGGTGCTAGCGGAGAACAACAAACCGCGATTGCTATACCACCTAAAGAACAGGGGCTACCGAGGATACAGCATCAACCGACCCGACAAGTTATACAACAATCTGTCCAAGACAGAGCGCGAGTTGGGTGGTATACCAAACTCATCGGAGGATGTGAGACAGTCGCACGCTGCGGCCATCGAGTCCTACATTGAGAAGCACATCGGGTTTGACTTTGAAGGGCGGTACAGAGACTCTGATTTGATAGGCACAATGCCATTCAATAAGACGCTTGAAGACTGGGCAAAGTTCGATATATCCAACAGGACACGCTTCGATGCGTCAATCAGTTCGGGGCTTGCTATTATGGCAAATCAAAAACACCTATATTTACCTGAAAAAAAAGAATCAAAAATTAGCATTACTTTTGCAAGGTACTCAAACAAAGGGGATATAAGTGAAATCATTCGATGAAGGACGTCTTAGTTAATATATCAGCCACGGGATTCCCAGATCAGTTCGTCTCTGATCAGGAAAAAGCGTCGGCTGAATACGGTATACAAATTGGGCAAGCCATCCAATATGAGTGGTTTCGCAAAGACGGAAACCAATGTAGATACTATGGTCAGTGGAGAGACTTCCACAGGCTCAGACTTTACGCTCGTGGTGAGCAGTCTGTGCAGAAGTACAAGAACGAACTCGCTATCGATGGCGACTTGTCTTACTTGAATTTGGACTGGACACCAGTACCGGTTATCCCAAAGTTTGTGGATATCGTGGTGAACGGGATGTCAGACAGATTGTTCAAGGTAAAGGCTTACTCGCAAGACGCATTGTCTCAAGCAAAGCGTAGCAAATACCAAGACATTATCGAATCTCAGATGGTATCAAAGGATATCCTAGAGATTGTTCAACAGCGTACAGGCATCAGCGCATTCACGGTTAACCCCGAGGATCTACCATCTAACGATGAGGAGTTGGCATTGTACATGCAGTTGAAATACAAGCCAGCGATTGAGATTGCAGAAGAGGAAGCCATCAATACCATCCTTGACGAGAACAAGTATCTCGACTTGAGGAAGCGTGTCGACTACGACATGACTGTTATTGGTATCGGTGTAACCAAGCACGAGTTTCTCCCCGGCGCAGGTGTTCAAGTGTCTTACGTAGACCCCGCTAACGTGGTTTACAGTTACACTGAAGACCCATACTTCAAAGATTGCTTCTATTGGGGCGAGATTAAATCATTACCAATTATTGAGTTACTAAAGATAGACCCCACGCTGACCAATGCTGACTTGGAAGAAATTGCCAAGAGCAGTCAGAACTGGTACAACTATTACAACGTGGCTCAGTTCTATCAGAACACCCTATTCTATAGGGACACCACCACTCTCCTTTACTTTAACTATAAAACCACCAAGAAGATTGTTTATAAGAAGAAGTATCTAGAGGGTGGGGGCGTCCGCTACATTGAGAAAGATGACACCTTCAATCCACCAATGGATATGATGGAGGATGGCAAGTTCGAGAGAGTAGAGAAGACCATCGATGTATGGTATGAAGGCGTTATGGTCATGGGTACCAACTACTTATTGAAGTGGGAGATGTCCAAGAACATGGTACGTCCCAAGTCTTCTGTACAGCATGCATTGCCAAACTATGTGGCATGTGCGCCTCGTATGTACAAAGGAACTATTGAGTCTTTGGTTCGCAGAATGATTCCATTCGCTGACTTGATTCAATTGACTCACTTGAAGTTGCAACAAGTAATTGCTCGTACAGTACCTGATGGTGTATTCATCGATGCCGATGGTCTGAACGAGGTTGATTTGGGAACAGGCAACGCCTACAACCCGGAAGACGCATTGAGATTGTACTTCCAAACGGGTAGCGTTATCGGTCGTAGTTATACCCAAGAGGGTGACTTCAACAACGCACGAGTGCCTATCACTCAATTGACATCCAACTCTGGCGCCGCCAAGACGCAGATGCTGATCGCCAACTACAACCACTACATGGATATGTTGCGCACAGTGACTGGCTTGAACGAGGCAAGAGATGCATCCACCCCTGACCCCAACTCATTGGTTGGTCTTCAGAAGTTGGCCGCATTGAATTCAAACACAGCAACTCGCCACATCTTGGATGCTGGCTTATACATATTCAGATCAATCGCAGAAGCATTGACCTACCGCGTTGCGGACATCCTGCAATACGCAGACTTCAAGGACGACTTCATCAGTCGTATCGGAAAGTACAACGTCTCTATCTTGGAGGAAATCAAGGAGTTATACATCTATGACTTTGGTATCTTCTTGGAGATCGCTCCTGACGAAGAGCAGCGCGCGCAGTTGGAGGCCAACATTCAGATGGCTTTGTCAAAGGGTGACATCAATCTTGAGGATGCAATTGATATCCGCGAGATCAAGAACCTTAAGATGGCAAACCAATTGCTGAAGGTTAAGCGTATGAAGTTGCAAGAGCAGAGGGACAAAATGGAAATGATGAAGCAACAGATGGCTGCTCAACAGAACATGGAACTCCAACAGATGGCTGCTCAATCTGCCATGATGAAGATCGAGGCAGAAGGCCAATCTAAGATGCGTGTCAAGCAGGCTGAAGTGGCCTTTGAGATTGAGCGCATGAAGGCAGAAGCCGGGCTGAAGCAACAGTTGATGGGCGAGGAGTTCAAGTATAACATGGCGATTGCCGGCTTGAACAACCAAACATTGACTAGCAGAGAGATGTCCAAGGAAGAAGCCAAGGCAAAGCGGATTAGTCAACAGAACTCGGAGCAATCCAAGTTGATCAATCAGCGCAAGAACGACCTACCGCCAATCAACTTCGAGTCAAATGAAGACTCGCTTGATGGCTTTGATTTGTCGGTGTTCGAGCCTCGCTAAACCATATTCGAAAAAATATATAAATTTGTAAAAAATTAAATCTAATCAAATGGAAATCAAAGTAAGAGAAGTAAGGCCAATCGAAAGTAAAGGCGTACAAGAGTTGGAAGAAGAATTGCTGAACAAGCATGAGGAACAGATACAGGTGCAAGCCGTATCGATGGACCATCAGAGAACTCCCGCGCCGGCTCCTGAGCCAACACCCGAGTTAGAGCCTGAGTTGCAGCCAGAGCCGCAGCCAGAGCCACAACCACAGAGTGCTGAGTTACAGGAGGAAGACGTTCTTTCATATATTAGCAAGCGCTACAATAAACAAATCAACTCATTTGATGAGTTGGTCTCTGAGAGATCCGACGAGCAATTGCCCGAGGACGTATCAGCATACTTGAAGTACCGCAAAGAGACAGGCCGTGGGTTTGAAGACTTCCTCAAGTTGAAAGAAGACTTCGACACAATGGACCCTGACAACATCTTACGCAGTTACCTCAAGTCAACACAGGTTGGTTTGGACGACGAAGATATCGATGTCATGATGGAAGACTACTCATACAATGAGGACTTGGACGATGACTCGACTATCAAGAAAGCCAAACTGGCCAAGAAAAAAATGATTGCAGAAGCCAAGCAATACTTCACTACTCAGAAAGAGAAATACAAAATGCCCCTTGAGTCAAGAACGGCAGACGTTTCTCCCGAAGAAAAAGAGGAGTTGCAGGCATACAAGCAATATATATCGCAGGCGAAAACTATGGAGCAAGAAGCCGAGCGTAAGCGTGATTGGTTTTCAAAGAAAACCGACGAGGTATTTAACAGTGAGTTCAAAGGTTTTGAGTTCAAGTTGAATGACCAAGTTGTACGTTTCGCCCCGGGGGATGCTGCCGAATTGAAGAAAGCCCAATTGACACCAACGAACTTTATCAATAAGTACTTGGATGAGAGCGGGATGATCAAGGATGCAGCGGGTTACCATAGAGCGTTGGCGGTGGCAATGAACCCCGAAAGGTTTGCCAAGTTCTTTTATGAGCAAGGCATGTCAGCAGCGACAGAGGATGTCAATCGCAAAATTAAGAACATTAATATGAGCGAAAGACAGGCCCCTCAGTCAACGGTGAAAGACGGGTTCCAGGTTAAATCGGTGAACCCTGATTCCGGCAAAGGTTTGAGAATCCGAAGCATGAAAAAAATCTAACTACAACAAAGAAAAATTAAACTACAATGGCAGTTTTATCTACCCCGACCTATCAGTTGCAGCCGAGTGCGCAACAGGTCCCCCTATCTACTAACTACATTACCGACTTCAACTTCTTGAACCAGTATCTTCCTGATACTTACGAGAAAGAATTTGAGCGTTACGGTAATCGTACTATCGCTTCTTTCTTGCGTATGGTTGGCGCTGAAATGCCATCCAACTCAGACATGATCAAATGGGCTGAACAAGGCCGTTTGCACATCAAGTACATCAACTGTACTACCACCGTGTTGTCTAGCGCAGATACTGCGACTTTCACCATCAACGACGTGTTGGTTCCTAACCGTGCTTCTATTGGTTTGACTGCCGGTAGCATCGCTTTGCGTGTAGGCCAAACTGTAGTGATCACTCCTAACGTTGCTGGTCCTACCCAGAACAAAGGTATCATCACTGCCGTTAACACTAGTGCTGCTACTATCGACGTGGCTTTCTACGAAGGTGCCGGTATGACCAACGCATCTGCTGCTAACACTTTCACCATCTTCATCTACGGTTCTGAATTCAAAAAAGGAACTAACGGAATGCAAGGTTCTTTGGAAGCAGAAGATGAAATCTTCGACAACAGTCCTATCATCATCAAGGATAAGTACGCGGTATCTGGTTCTGACATGGCTCAGATCGGATGGATCGAGGTTACTACCGAGAATGGTGCATCTGGATTCTTGTGGTACTTGAAGTCTGAGCATGAGACTCGTTTGCGTTTCGAAGACTATTTGGAAACCGCTATGATCGAAGCCGTTCCTGCCGTAAGTGGTTCAGGTGCTGTTGCTGCCGGTTACAAAGGTTCTGAAGGTGTGTTCTACGTAGTAAACGACCGTGGAAACGTATGGGGCGGTGGTAACCCAACCACTTTGGCCGACTTCGATTCTATCGTTTCTCGTTTGGACAAGCAAGGTTCTATCGAAGAGAACGTAATCTTCGTTAACCGTGACTTCAGTTTCGACATCGACGACATGTTGGCTACCTTGAATGGTTACAACGGTGGTACTGCCGCAAACGGTGCGTCTTTCGGTTTGTTCGACAACGATATCAACATGGCTTTGAACTTGGGCTTCAGTGGTTTCCGTCGTGGTTATGACTTCTACAAGTCTGACTGGAAATACTTGAACGATCCTACCATGCGTGGTGGTTTGACTGCATCTACTACTGGTGCTAGTACTGCCAACGTAATCACTGGTTTGTTGGTACCTGCTGGTTCTACCACAGTATACGACCAAGTGTTGGGTAAGAACGCCAAGCGTCCTTTCTTGCACGTTCGTTACCGCGCAACTGCCACTGAGGATCGTCGTTACAAGACTTGGATCACAGGTTCTGCCGGTGGTGCTGCTACTAGCGACTTGGATGCTATGGAAGTTAACTTCTTGTCTGAGCGTTGTGTATGTACCTTGGGTGCTAACAACTTCGTATTGTTCCGTTACGGTGCCTAATCTGTAATAACACAGACAAGTTGATTTAAATAATCAGGAGGGTGTCAGCAATGGCACTCTCCTTTTTAAAAAGAAAATCTTATCAAATTATATCATGAAACACAACATCGTATCAGTAGACAAGGTCTACAAACTTTTACACTCGTCTCCACTTTCTTTCACTATCCCATCAAGAAGCACACGCAGATTCCCTCTGTTGTGGT